CTCCCACCGGCTCCATATATACTTTTTGAAACTTCTTAAAACTTTCTAAAACATTGATAATTCAATGTTTTTTATTTTTATACTTTCTATTCTTTCCCATAACTTTTTGAAATCAACAGACCCAAAAACAGACCCTTTTTTGAAAAGAGTCTGTCCTGATAGCTGATGGCTTTAAAAATCTATATAATTAGCAAATTTTTCACCAATATCATCTTTGGCCTGTTTGGTTATATGCGTGTATACATTCATGGTTGTCTTGAGATCACTGTGTCCTAGTCGATGCTGGACCTGCTTCAGTGTCATTCCTGCCTCAAAGCACAAGCTGGCATGTGTATGCCTAAAACCGTGGATCTTGATAGGCCTGACCTCAGTCCCTTTGACAATCTGCAAAAGCCATTTTCTGGGCAATGAACTTGGAATAGGCTTTCCTTCAGGACTTTCAAAAATGAAAGTGGCAGTAGGATTCATTTCTCTGTACTCTGATAGCAGATCAATTGTTCTTTGATCCAGGCTAATCAGTCGGACACTACTCTTGTTTTTAGTAGCCCCCACAGATTCGCCCTCAAATCCTCTTGTAATGGCCTTATTTATGTTCAAGGTGTTATCTATCCAGTCAGTCCATTTGAGAGCCAAAATCTCCCCTTTTCTGGCGCCTGTGAACGCAAGAAGACGGAACATGACTTTCTTTCTCAGATCATCCGTGTCATCCACTAATTTCATGAATGCTTTCAGCTCATCTTTATCATAGAAATCACTAGAAGAATCACTCTCTTTTTTTGACAAGAGTGGTCACGCTATCAACAGGATTGGTTGAAATATAACCATAACGGATGGCATACTTAAAAATATTATTCATCAGACCTTTCAGCTTGCGCCCATAAACTAATTTTCTGGACCATTCATTGATCTGTTCCTGCAATTGAAGAGGAGTGATAGAAGCTATTTTTTGACCACCAAAGACAGGATAGATGTGATTTTTGATATTTCTTTCAGTCTTGATGTAAGTGCTATCCTGAACAGTATCAGCGTACTCTTTGAGCCATTTCTTTGCTATCTCTTCAACAGTGATGTCTTTTTTTGATTGATCCCCATTTTCCAAATCGTCCTGAAGTTGTAAGAGTGCTGCCCGTGCCTTTGCTTTGCTTGGAAATCCTTGACGCTTGACATACTTGTCTTTTCCATTTTCCTTGCCCACATAGATCCTAAATCCGTAGGCAGTATCACCATTTTTCTTTTTGTAAGATTTAATTTCCATTGCGTTTTACCTCATTTCTTGATAAAATGGGCATAAGAAAAAGACCTTTTGAATGGCTTTTCTTATACTGTAATCCTCACACTCAATTTTTGACGAAGGCGAGTGTGGGGATTTTTTGCTTGCTTAATTATTAAGTATCTTCATCTTGCCATTATACTCTTGGGCAATTGTTGTTTTATCTGCATCAGAAACTTTAACTATTAATTCTGGGTTATCTTTATTTAGGTTAACTTCATAGTTATTTTCTGCCGCCCATTTTTTAAACAGCTCATTTTTTTGTTTAAGAAATGAATTAGCAAGATAGATTTTACGACTTGCACTTTCAGCACTCCACGATTCTCCAACACGGACAGAAACAGCAGTAGCATTTCCGCCTGTAACAAATTCGATTTTATCACCATTGTCCAAGACTTCCGCATTTTCTCGCAGATAAACAGCAAACTCTTCCCCAAGCTTATCCGTCATTTTGAAATTGTTGTTTTTAATAGTAGCAGATTTTTCTGCACTATTTGTGGTTTTTGATTTTGGTTTAGTTAGAGAGCTTATACCGCCAATAACAACCAAAATAATAAATATTATAAACCAAACTTGTTTATAAAAAGGCTTACTTTTTTTCATTAGATCCTCCTATTTAACTAATTAGTGAATTAAACTCGTCTTTGACCATCGTTTCACTTGCAATGGTCTTCAGACTGTACTTCTCCATGAAATGCAGATAGTTGAAATCTCTTACATCATCCATCAACTTCAGCTCTTCTTCAAGCAAATGATGAATCATGCTTCTATCAGCCTGTAATTCGCAAAGCTCTCTATTCAACTCATATTGAACTGGAGTGTGTTCCTTATGTCCTAACTCGTGAAGAGCTACTTGTTTTTGATCTTCTACTGACAAATTAAAGTCCAGCGCTAGAACATTCAAAGCAGGATTGAAGAAGCCGGGGCTGTGCCAATTGCTTCCATCAAAGTAGCAGAGATTCACACCTTCTTTGGCACAAAGCTCTTGTACTGTCATATAGTATACCTCTATTTATTTTTCAAGTGCGCCTCCAGAACTGCTGTAATGAAATCTATGTCATCTTCCGTCAATGGTTTTCCGTCAAATAACATTGATTGCGCAGCAATATCTCTGAGATCTAATGGTGCAGAAGCATCACCATCTTTCGCAATGTTAGGATTTTCCGTGCGTCCCAAGAGGTAGTCGGTGGACACATTGAAGTAATCTGCGATTTCTGAAATTCGTTCAGTAGACGGTTTGGAATTTTTTAGATTATAAATAGTATTCCTACTATAACCTAGTTTTTCTTCCAATAAATTTATTGAAAGCCCTTGCTTTTGGGCAAGTTCTTTAATTCTGTCAAATGTCTGAAACATTGATTTTTCAACCTTTCTGAGAATATGACAAAAAATATTTAATATTTCACATTAAAACACTTGACAAAGTTAATGTGGAGTATTAAAATAGTTTTTGTAAGTTAATGAGTTAGTAAAAAACAGAGTTAAAACTTACCTAAAAATAAAATAGCTTTGGCGAGCAAGAAAATTGATAGATATAACGTTTTATCAAGGTTTTTAATTATGCTTTCATTTTAATACTATACATTAAAATTGTCAAGCGTTTTTAAAACAATTTACTAACTCTTTAACTCTATTGAAAATAAAGGAGGAAAAAACATGAGCCAACAACATCGTAAATGGATTGAGCTTGTAGAAGAAGAACTCCACAAACGTGGATGGACTCGTTCGGATCTTGCAACTGTGGTCGGGGTTAGCCCAGCGATGATCACACAGATGTTCAAGAACGGGAAAGGCAGTGATGATTTGAAATTGCGCATAAATAAGAAATTGCGAATTTCTGAATCATGGGAAAAATTCGAGGAAAGATAGATGGTATTGGAATTATTTGGTCCAGAGTTCAAAGATAAACTATTTGAAGAGCTGGTTCAATTAAATATCAAAGCATTGGATGAAGCTAAGAAAAGAACATCAAGACAGACAACATGGGTCTCTATCAAAGAACTTCAAGCATCCACTGGCTGGGGAAGAACAAAACTTGAGGAATGGAGAGACCAAGGGAAGTTTCAGTTCCAGCAATCTGGAAAAGGTGGGAAATACCTTTACAACCTTGAAGATGTTCAGCGGTTTTGTCGTTCAATGCAAAAATAAAAAGCACCCGAAAAAATCAGGCGCTTAACAAAATTACTAAAACAATTATAACACAAGGAGGGCACACATGGCAATATCTAGAGAGATGACAGCCACTGAGGCAAATGTCCTTAACTACATCAAGAACTACGCAACAAATGAAATGCCAATCACAGCAGTTCAGCTCAGAAATGAATTTCAATGCGATAAGAGAGCAATAGAAAATATCATTGAGAGCTTGCGTGTAAACTTTGGGCATCCAATAGTTGCAAAGAAGAGAAAGCCAAATGGGTATTATCTTCCTAAGAATGATGAAGAACGGAATGAGGGATTGGCACCCTACAAGCGCCAAATCTTGACAGAACAAAAGAACTTGGCAGCAATCATGGCTGTTGACTTGAATGAATACTGGAGGAATTAAAAATGTTACTAGAAATTATTATTGCTTTATTGATCATGGTGATCTTGCTTCAAATGATTATTATCAGTGCAATTAGTGAAAGATGCAAAGAGTCAAAGCGTGAACTCAAGAAAATGATCGAAGAACAACAACGCATCCAAGAAGCACGGGAAGCAATGCGCTTCGGTTATCGCAGATAGGAGTTATTAAATGGCAGAAAATATGAATGTACTGCCTCATGATCTATTAGCTGAACAAGCTGTGTTAGGTTCCATCTTCCTTGATCCTGATAAGATCCACATCGCTTCTGAATACTTGACAAAAGATAGTTTTTTCAAACTGTCGCATGGAATGGTATTCAACATCATGCAAGAGTTGTCTGATAAAGGTGACCCAATTGATCCCGTATCTGTAAAATCTGCCCTTGACTCTATTGGGCAATTTGAACAAATTGGGGGGATGCCATTTCTGGCAAGCCTTATCAATGCAGTCCCCACAAGCGCCCACATTGAACACTATTCAAAAGTAGTTGCTGAAAAATCAAGGGCCAGAAAGGTCATTGAAGATCTGAGCCATAGCATTTCAAGCGTTTATGATGGCCAGAAAGACTTGAATGAGATCCTTTCTCAAACTGAGCAGAATTTATCAACAATCTCAAATGAACAGAAAAAAGGCTTCAGGCCCATCATTGATGTGATTGATTCAACACAATCTATTCTAGATGAACGCTCTCAGAAGGTTGGTGATGTGACAGGAACTTCAACAGGATTCACTGATTTTGATCAAATCACGACAGGCCTCCATGAAGATAACTTGATCATTATTGCTGCAAGACCTGCAATGGGTAAGACAACATTTGCTCTGAATATTGCCCAGAACGTAGCTAAGAATTCAGATAAAGCAGTAGCAATCTTTTCACTAGAAATGGGAGCAGAAAGCTTGGTTGAACGTATGCTGTCAGCAGAAGGATTGATTCCATCGTATCATGTTAGAACTGGAAATCTCACCGAAAGTGAATGGCGCAGAATGATTTCAGCACAGGAACGACTAGCAAGAGGGAAGATCTTCATTGATGATACAGCAGGAGTAAAGATTTCAGAAATTAGATCAAAGGCCAAAAGGTTAGCTCAAGAAAATGACGGTCTAGGATTGATTGTGATTGACTATCTACAATTAATAGAAGGTAGAGGAAGAGAAAACAGGCAACAGGAAGTATCTGAAATTTCAAGGCAATTGAAGATTCTGGCAAAAGAATTGAAAGTTCCGGTCATCGCCCTCAGTCAGCTTTCCCGTGGAGTTGATCAGCGAAATGACAAACGCCCAATCCTTTCAGATCTGAGAGAATCCGGATCTATTGAGCAGGACGCTGACATAGTAGCCTTCTTGTATAGAGAAGCTTATTACAAGCGAGATGAACAAGAGGAGCCGGACAATGTAACAGAACTTATTCTTGAGAAGAACAGGCATGGGAGCCTTGGGACTGTCCAATTATTCTTCCTAAAAGAGTACGCAAAATTTTCAAATAAGGAGGCCTGATGAATGGTAACTGAAAACCGTAGATATTACTGGTTGCAATTAAAAGAGGACTTCTTTAATTCCAAGGAAATGAAGCTAATGAGGAAGCTCCCTGGAGGAGAAGAAATCACAATCATCTATCTGAAGATGATGCTTGTAAGTCTAGCTGAACAAGGAAAATTGTACTTTGAGGGATTGGCTGAAGATCTAGCTGAAGAACTATCACTCATCATTGATGAAGATCCGGAAGCAATTAGATTGGCATTGATGTTTTTAACTAAAAAGAAATTATTGACAACATCAGACAATTACCAGTTCAATCTTGAACAAGTTCCAGAAATGATAGGTAGTGAAACAGCTAGCGCCCGTAGAGTTCGCAAGCATCGAGAAAACCAAAAAACGTTACAATGTAACACCGATGTAACAAAGTGTAATGGAGATATAGATATAGATATAGATA